GGTGGATTAAGAAGTAAGCAATTTGCAACAGTTGTTGATCTTCTAGGTTACGGAGAAATTGATTCTATTTTTGATGTAGGCGGTTCTGGTACAGATACGTTTAAAAAAAATATTTTTCTTGATGGTACACCATTAAAAAATGCAAATGGTGACAATAATTTTCAAGATGTAGAAGTTTTTTTTAAAAATGGCGCATCAAATCAAACTCCAATTCAAGAAATCAACGCTGTAGAAACAACAGTGCCAATTTCTGCTGCAGTTACAAATTCTGCCCCTGTCACGAGATCAATAACAAATACATCTGTTGATAAAATTAGAGTAAGTATTCAAATTCCAGCACTTCAAGAATTTACAACAGATGGAGATATTGTTGGTACTGAGGTAAAAATTTCAATAAGAATTACAGAAAACGATGGGACAGTATCAAATCCTGTAGTTGAAAATGCAATTAATGGTAAAGCAACTAGTCCTTTTGTTAAAGATTTTGAGATCAAGTTTGAAAGAACTATGAGTTTTCCAATAGATGTAACTGTTATAAGGAATACTGCTGACAGTACAGAATCAAGTTTACAAAATGCTACTAACTTTTTATCTCTTACAGAAATAATTACAGATTCAAATGCTTATCAAGGTTTTGCTTATGTTGCTTTGAGGTTTAACGCACAAGAATTTCAAAGCTATCCGAAACGCATGTATAGAATCAAGGGAACAAAAATTAAGGTTCCTCATGGTACAACCATTGACAGTAATAATGGCAGAGTTATATATCCAGCAGACTATACATTCAATGGAACATTTAAAACAGACAAGGAGTGGTGTTCTGATCCAGCTTGGATTTTGTATGACATTTTGACTACAGATAAAGGCTTTGGTGGTACAGATGGTGTTATTGATGAGAGTACTTTAGATGTTTTTAGTTTTTATTCTGCCAGTGCATATAACAGCGAACTAATAACAGATCCAATAACAGGAACAACGGAGCCACGCTTCTCAGCAAATGTAATTTTAAATCGAAAAAATGACGCATTTACCTTGATAAACGATTTGTGTTCTGTTATGAGAGCAATGCCTTTTTATAGCGTTGGTTCTCTTACTCTGTCACAGGACAGACCGACTAATACCACAACAAACACATCTGATGCTCAATATATTTTTACAAATGCTAATGTAAGCGATCAAGGTTTTACATATACAGGTGTAGGGCAAAAAACAAAATTTACAGAGGTTGAGGTCTCATATTTTGACAATGAAACACAGACTTTAAACTTTGAATATGTTAGTGCAGATGAAATTACTGCTTTATCAGGTTATACAGCAAAATTTGGAAAAATTAGAAAAACTTTGAAATCTTTCGCCTGTACGTCAAGAGGCCAAGCTAATCGACTTGCCAGATGGTTTTTATATACAAATTTAAAAGAATCGGAGCTATGTTCGTTTAAAACAACTCTTGAAGCTGGTGTAGTTGTAAGACCTTCAATGATTATAGGTGTTGCAGATAGTTTAAGGGCTGGTGTTCGCAGAGGTGGTCGTATAAAATCAGTTACCAATACAACCACTATTGTTGTAGATGATGCAAATAATACTGATTTAACAGATGCAAATGCAGCAACTTTATCTGTAGTTATGCCAGATGGCACAACGGAAAGCCGTAGCATTTTATCTATTTCTGGTACAACAATAACTGTATCCTCTGCGTTTTCTACTTCACCACAGGCAAACTCTATTTGGGCTATTGAAAATTCTACAGTTGAGTTTCAGATGTATCGGGTTCTAGGCATAGAAGAAACAAACCATTGTGAATATAATATTACAGCAATTATTCACGATACAAACAAATATTCTCAGGTAGAAGATACAACAGTTGCTGCAAATCCAAGAACTATAACAACTTTACTTGATGAAAAACCTTCACCAAATAACGCAACTGCCGTTGAGCAAATCGTAGTTTTAAATAATAGAGCAGTTTCTAAAATTTTTGTATCTTGGGAGCCAGTGCAAGGTGTAAAAGAATATTTATTAGAATTTCAATATGAAAAGGACAACCCTATAAGACAAAGAATTAATAGGCCAAGTTTTGAGTTATTTGAATCTAGACTTGGTTCATATACTTTTAAGATAAAATCTTATAACACTTTAGGCAAATTAAGCTCAACAACTACCATTGTTAATGTGCAAGCTGTAGGAAAAACAGCTTTACCAGCAGACCCAAGCGGATTAACTTCTGAACCTGTTTCAGATAACTTCATACGACTACGATTTAACCCAGCGACTGATGTTGACGTAATTCATGGAGGTACTATATCAGTCAGGCATACTACAGATACTTCAACAAATGCAACTTTTCAAAACTCTACAGAAATAATCCCACAACTTTCTGGAAATATCACAGAAACATTAGTTCCTGCTTTAACAGGAACTTACAGTATTAAATTTATTGATGACACTGGCAATAGATCAGCTAATGCTGCAAAAATTGTTGTTACAAAACCTGAACCTCAACCCAATCAAATAATTACAACAAAAAGAGAAGATCAAACAAGTCCACCTTTTAATGGCACAAGAGTAAGAACTGTATTTAGTGATGAATTTAATGGCTTAGTTTTAGATGGAACACAGTTTTTTGATAATGTAACTGATGTAAATGCTTTGGCTAATTTTGATTTTCTAGGGGATGGAATAGTTTCACAAGGTTTTTATAGTTTTGTAGATGATTTAGATTTGGGAGCAGTTTTTAATTTATCTTTAATAAGACATTTTAAAACGGCAGCAATAGTAGTTTCTGATTTATGGGATTCAAGAGTATCTTTAGTAGATGATATGCCCGATTGGGATGGCACCCTTGCTGAAGATGTTGGAGCAAAACTACAGGTTGCGACTTGTCAGGGTGTACCTACTGCTTCACTAGCATCTACCTATAGTCAAAGCCAAGATTTAATTACAATTACAAAAACTTCTCATGGAGCAGTTGTAAATGATCAAGTTTTAGTTGATTTTACAAGTGGTACGGCTACTGATGGTTTTTTAAAAATTGCATCTATAACAAATGATAATGTTTTTGTAGCTGAAGCTTCTCGTCAACTAGCAGAATATAAAGTGGTAAATGCTTCTACGGGTGAAATTCAATTTTTTACCGCAGGCGATCATGGCGGTCTTGTAGCAAATGACACTGTTAATTTAAGAGTTTTAAGTGGTAATCTAACGAGTGGAGACTATACAGTTGGATCACTTTTGTCTTTAGGTATTGTAAAAATAACAACTTCATCTAATAACCTTATTACATCTGGTACTGTTGAATTTATAAAAGTTAAAGATAATTCTGGCAATAACGTAACTACCAGCGGAAATTGTAATATATCAAGTGCTTTTAGTCCTTTTAATATCTTTGCAAATGGTGAATACAATGCCAGAGGATTTAAATTTAGGGCTGATATCTTCTCAAATGATCCTGATGAAAATATAGAAATTGATGAATTAGGTTATACAGCAAGCATGAAAAGAAGAACTGAAACTGTTAATACTGCTATAGGTAGTGATTGTGCTACTAATAATTCTGCAAAAACAGTTAGCTTTGGTAATAGTTTTTATACAGGAACCAGTGCTATAAATTCATCAACTACAGCATTTTTACCAACAATAGGTATTACTTTGGAAGGTGCCGTTTCTGGTGATTATTTTAAAATTACCTCAGTTACAGGCACACAATTTGTAATCGAAACAAGAGATTCAAGTAATAATTTTAAGGATTTAAATTTTAAATATACTGCTATTGGATTTGGAAAAGGTGCTTAAATTATTTAAATAAGTTATTCTATAATTATATAAAAAAGTAGTGCAATGACTAATCAAAATGATTTTGTTATAGATAATGGAACGGGCCTTGCCGTAAGACAAGACATACAAGATGCTTTGCAAGCTTTAGCTGGACTTAGTAGCGGAAATTCTGAACCCTCTGTTAAATATGCATATCAATTATGGGCTGATACTAACACTGGAATATTAAAAATAAGAAATGGATCAAACAACGCTTGGGTAGAACTTTTACAACTTGACGGCACGTTAACCATGGAAGACGGATCTTCAAGCACACCAGCCTTAGCGTTCAGAGATGATTTAAACACAGGAATTTTTAGTTCTGCCGCTGATACTTTTAATGTTGCAACTGGCGGTGTTGAAAGAATGGAACTTGGAGCTACAACAGTTTTTAATGAAGATGGAGCGGATGTAGATTTTAGAATTGAAGGCGATACAAATGCTAATTTATTTTATGTAGATGCTGGAAATAATCGCGTTGCTATCGGTACCTCAAGTCCTACTAGATTTTTTCATGTCGCTGGAAATACTACTGACGACATTGCCACTTTTATAAATGCAGATACCACTAATGGTTATGGAGTTAATATTCAAGGTGGAGGTAGTGCTTCTACAAGGTATATCTTACGATTAGCTGAAGCTGGAGGTACTGAAAAATTTAGAGTGAGTTCGGGGGGTAAGGTGGGAATCGGTTCCTCAAACTTAACTTATAATTTAGAAGTTCAAGGCACTGGTGCTCAAACTATATTGGTTGGGTCAACGAATGCTGCGGGTGCAACTTTAATTCTTGATGGTGATTCTAATGGTGACGGATCAGGATCAGATTACGCATCAATAACTCATACTTCTGATGGCAATATAGAAATAAATAATAGAAAGGCTGCGGCAACTATATTTAAAAATACTTCCAGTGAAACAGAACGGATGCGTTTAACTGGGGATGGACCTCATTTACTTTTAGGTGGCACTTCAGATGTAAATGAAATTACAGAAAGTTCTGCTAATGCAGGTATGGTAATTGGAGGCACTGGTTTTGGAAATGGTGGACTTGCAATTATAAATAGTACTTCTGGAACAGGTAGAATATATTTTGGTGATGCTATTGGTAGTGATGCTGCAAGAAACAGAGGTCAAATTAATTATCAGCACAGTTCTGACAGTATGGTTATTGCAACTGCTGGCACACCACGTATCACAATTAATTCTGTTGGACTTGTGACGATAGCTGGTGGAGCAACTTTAGATACTGGTGAGTTTGGGATGACATCTGCAAGTGGTACTCCACAAGATAGATTTATGGATTTTGGTTTTTTAAATCACAGTATGAATATGAGAAGAACAAATGGTGGTGAAGCTGGTCATACTAATTTTTTAACTGTTGCTTCTTCGTTAACTGTATCCGGTGATTTAAATGATACTTCTGATGAAAAATTAAAGAAAAATATTGCATCAATAGCAGATGGTGCTATTGCAATAATAAAACAATTAAGGCCAGTTACTTTTGATTGGATAGATGAAAATAGAAATAATAATGTTAGTGGTTTTATTGCTCAAGAAATAAAAACGATATTGCCAAATCTTGTTTATGGAACAGAATATGATCCAACTTTAGTTGACGAAACAAAAGGTAGTAAAGGTGGAATTAAAAGTGAGGGATACTCAGTTAACACAGTTGGTATAACTGCACATCTTACAAAAGCATTGCAAGAAGCTATTGCTAAAATAGAAACTTTAGAAACCAAAGTTGCAGCTTTAGAGGCTGCTTAGTAATATTAGATAGAATAAATTAATTCTATGGCAACACCTCAAGAGCTTTATGACGAAACAAAAACTCGTCTTGATCTAAATATTGCAAAATTACAAGTTTTACAAAGAGAAATACAAGAAAAGCAAGCAGAAGTACAAAAACTTACACAACCAATAATTGAAGATCAGGGTGCAATAAAACAGCTAGAAAAACTTAGTGATGTTGTACAACCTGTAGAACTAAAGTAAAATAAAAAATAAATACTTATTATCATGGCTGTTACTTGGGATGTTGTGTCTTTAGATGCGACAAAAACTGTAGGTTCTTTATCTAATGTTGTAACCACTGTTCATTGGACTGCAAGTGACGCAGACGGAGACCATACAGGATCTTGTTATGGTGCTGCAGGGCTTGCAGAAGCTGATTCTAGTTCTTTCACTGCTTATGCAGATATAACCAAAGATGATGCTATTGCATGGGCTAAAGCTGCTTTAGGATCTGATGAAGTTACAAGAATAGAAACATCTATTGCTGCACAAATTACAGAATCAAAAACACCCTCTGTTACTTATGGTGTACCTTGGTAATATGTAAATAATACTATTAGTATCTAATGGCTGTCATCCCTGCAAAAAAAGATTTTACCGTACAACGCAGGGCAGATTTTCCCTTACGTTTAACTTTTAAGGATTCTACTGGTTCAGCAATAAATCTT